TGGACGCTCGACCAGCATGGTGATGCCACAGCGCGTATCCAGCAGCTGCTGCTCTTCTTCCGGCTTAAGCTGTTTGTCGGTAAAACCGGCCTGGTGGATCACCTTCCAGAAGCGATTTCCCGGATGAACAAAGTGAAAACCGGTGTGCGCCGAGGACTTGCCCGGGTTGATTCCGCAGAACACCACCCGCAGGCCAGGGGCCAGAATATCGTTGATCATCTCTACTCCTGTCTATGCATCTTAAGATAAGTATAAAGGATTGATTATGCGTTGTTTATAAAAACAGCAGGCAGGTGTGAATGGCTGGATTGATGAGGGGAGTTACTTTATAATTCACCGCCACGGCCCCTTAGCTCAGTGGTTAGAGCAGGCGACTCATAATCGCTTGGTCGCTGGTTCAAGTCCAGCAGGGGCCACCAAATTTTAGCTTTAAAATCATATAATTAAGCCACTCGAAAGAGTGGCTTTTTTGTTGTCTGGATATCTGTTGGCAGCAAAATGGCAGCAGGATTTCAGCTACCATCAACAAAAAACCCGCCGAAGCGGGTGTTAATTTGTTAGAAATTCATGTGTCCCTGACCACTATTTAATGGGTGTGGGGGAGCATGATCGACAAGTCCCGGGGTAACAATGTAGCGCACGACGGTTTCATGGGTGACAAAAGTGGTGCCACAATTAATATTTTGGCACTGGCAGTAGCGTTCTTTAGTGTTATCAGACACCCGAAAACTACTACGAGTATGTGCAGCATGTCCGCATTTCGGACAATTCATCATATCCGTCTCTCCCCACCGATTCCTCGCAATCACATAATGATACACCACACATCCATTTTGTGAACAAAATCATTCCATTTCTAAATCATCAATTTTTACTTCAAGCTCCAGACTGGTAGTAAAACCATTATCCGGGCTGACCGTATGCGTCAACGTTGTAATGGTCCATTCGGCATCGTCGATAGGCTGCTTAAAGCCGCTCACCTTTACTGGCATTTCGGTGTAGAGATCTGCCCGCCCCTCTGCGAGCTGCAGGGAGAAAGACGCAACACCACGTTGCAGGCGCTCCCATTGCATTTTTGCCGCACGCTCAGCATTGCTGCGGTTTGCATAAGTACGATTAAGAACCAGAACGTTTTCATCCGTTCCCACCAGATAATCACCCTGTTTTGCTTCCGGCTCTTTGGGCGCGGTGGTTTTCTTCCGGCGGCGCTTAACCTTAGTTGTTTCTTTTTTCTTGGGTTCGCGGGTATGCAGCCAGCTGGCAATTACACCGGTATAAGCACCACGATCAGCCAGGGTAAAACGATGACCGTCACCGGCTTTACGTTCAATGGTGATAACCGGCAACAGCTTTCCGCTCGCCGTTCTTCCCTGCCCCTGCCTGATAAACAGCAGGTTTCCATCCTTAACGGAAGCAATCGCCCCATACTGGCGCGCCAGCTTCATCAGGAAACTGGCATCGCTTTCATTGGTCTGGTCCATGTGATCCAGTGCCTTGTCCGTCAGGTCTTTACCCAACGCCATTTTGAGGTTATGCCGTGCTGCGATTTCCTTTACCACATCGCCAACGGTTGTCTGGTGCCATGACTTTTCGCGCCGGGTGTTGAGGGTTTCACGGAAATCAGCGCTACGGGCACGGATAGTCAGACGATCAGGAGCACCGCTGTGCTCAATCTCATCCACCGTAAATGCCCCTTTTGGGAAAAGCAGCTGGCCCTTCCACCCCAGCGCCAGCTGAATAACGGCACCACGTCGCGGCAGAACGATCTGCCCGTCGGCGTCGTCCAGCTCCAGATCAAGCTGGTCAGCCTCAAAACCCCGGTTATCGGTCAGCGTCAGACTCATCAGGCGCGCATCCAGCGCGGTGGTCACGTCCTTACCTTCAATAGTGATACTGAAAGCCGGGCTTCTACTGTTCAGGTCAAAAAGATCAGAGCTAAAATTCACTGCAGCAACCCTCCAACCGTATTTTTAATATTACCTATCGCAGACGTTGCAGAGTCCTGCAGGTTACTGAGCTGATCGCTGAGACTGCCGAACATATCAGACAGCGACTCATCAACCCTTTTCAGGGTCAGCGTAAACTCAATACGGCGAGGCATTCCGCTTTCAAAAAACTCTGTTTTTGTCTGACTCAGGCTCTCGATCACAAACATGCCGTAAATGGTCCCGCTTCCCTCAATCAGAGGCCATGCTTTGCCCAGCTCTGCCATTTGCTCCAGCGCGAGCAATGACAGCCTGCCCCCGGTGACTTCCGGCAGCAGTACGCCAGATAACGTCAGCGAGTCATTATCCGGGCCAAGAAACTGCGTTGATGGTCGCCGGTTCACCCGACTGTTGGCGGCGTGTCGCCAGCTTCGCTGATACTGCAGCTCCTGATATGGCACTGTACGCAGCATGAAGACATATAACCCCAGTACCATCATCATGATTCATATCCCCCTTGATCACTGAAATTGCTGCGTGCTTTAGCCCTGGTCTTGCGCTCGCGTTCGTCAAGCTGTCGGGCAACTTCACGGGCAATATCCTGCGCACTTTGCCCTGGCTGAGCATAGATAGTGACCGGCGCGTGGGTTTCAAAGTGCATCACAGGCTGCACGCTGGCAGATTTCGCTGGCTGGCTTTGTTTATATGCCACAGTAGGCAGACTGTAAGGATGTAGTGGAGCAGCCTCTGCAGGCGCTGCCGCTACGCCCATGACGCCTGCAACGACGGAAGCCAGCGCAGCAGTGCGCCGTCTGCTGGTCACATTTGCGGGACCGTTCACTATTTCTGGGCCGTTCTCCCCAACGATGCCAAACTGACCACGCGGGATCGTGCCACCGTTGTCATACATGCCTGCAAACCCCATCGACGGAAATCCGCCAGGCGGCAACACCACCTTACCGTCACTGTTCACCGTAGCAGGCTGCTGTCGTGTAACCTGTTCAGGTAGTTTCGCTTTTGCCGCTTCCTTACTGACGATGCCGAGTTTTTCCAGCAACCACGACACGCCTGACTTGAGAGACTCAAGCGGGTGCATCACCATATTCAGACCTTCCGCTAGCGCCTCACCAAACCTGCGGCCCATTGCAGCTGCGCTGTTCAGTTCTTCGGAAGTGGATTTAACTGGCGTAAGCAAATCAGTAACCCCCCCCCACAAAGCCTGCACCTTGTCGCCAATCCACTGAAAAACAGGCCGCAATGGCTCAAAGGCAGCACTGATCGGTGCAGCAGCGGCTTTAAAACCCTCCACCACACCACCTAAAAATGCGCTGATAGGCTGCCAGTATTTCCAGACAACCAATGCCACACCAGCCAGCGCAGCCACAACCAACCCTATCGGACTAAGTAACGCACCCAGCAGGCCGGAAATCCCATATAGCGCGACACGAAGTAATGCCAGTGGACCGGATACCAGAAAACGCAGCAAGCCACCGGCAGCAGACAACCCGCCCCGCAGCGTTGCCAGCGGATTCATCACCATACCAATTACATTACGAATACCGGACATTCCGGCGCGTAGCATGGCAAGCGGCGCACCTGCTACCGCTTTCAGTGCATTGCCAGCCAGCCCGGCAGAACGGCGCAGGGAATTAAGGGGAGCGCTCAGCAGCCCGGCACTGCCACCGGATGAGGCCATACCACGACGCAACAGGGAAAGTGGAGCGCCTGCCAGCCATGACAACGCACTGCCAGTTCGGGTAACTGCGGCAGTAACAGAAGGCAAAGTTTTTATACCCAAGACAGACAGGCCAAACCGGATCACCGCTATCGGCCCCAGCACTGCAGCCACCGCCACTGCAAGCGTACCGAGCGCAACGGTGATCGCGGCAGTCGCTGCAGCAACTTTCATCAGCGTGCCTGCCAGCTGTGGGTTGGCCTCTATCCAGCCACGTAATGCCCCAGTGACTCTTTTAACGGAATCCATAATATCCATCAGTGGTTGGCGCAGCGTTTCGCCCAGACTACTGAAAGCGTTCTGTGCCCCTGTTTTGACTAACAACCACTGCGCAGATAAAGAGTCTTTGTTGATATCAGATTCTTTCTGCATGGAGCCATTCGCTTCATTGCCTGCAGTAAGGCTTAGCTGGCGTTTCAGCTCTGTAAGATTGTTTGCAAGTTTTGCCGCATCATCACCAAATTCATTTCCAAAGACTAAAGACATCACGCCTAAGCGTTTATCTTTGGGTAGACTATTGACCTTCTCAAGTACACTCTGAATAGTCCCCATCGCGTCCTTGGTCATTTGTTTTTCAAGCTTTTCAGGATCGAGCTTTAATATGCTCACCCCTTCTTGAAAACTTTTTCCCTGAACTGTTGCGGCAGACAATTTACGCACCATCGCATTAGCTGCGGTTGCGGCTACTTCTGGGGCAGCCCCCAGAGTAAGCAGCGTAGAGCCAAGCGCAGCCGCTTTACGATAGTCCAATCGATCAGCCACACCCCCCATGCGCTGCAGCACGTCGATAATATCCGCGCCTTTTGACATAGCGTTATCATCTAAATAGTTCAGTGCATCGCCCAACTGCTCGATATTACGGGTCGGCACCTTATAAAGTTGCGCCACCTTTCCCAAACTTTCAGCTAATTCATCGGCGGGTAGCTCAAACGCCGTTGCCGCTTTTGCCGCCGTGGATGCAAAGGCCAGCAGGTCACGCTTCTGGTCTTCGTAAGGATCGTCCTGTTTAGTCACGCCCATGCGCGCACCACCTTCAACCAGTGCGGCATAGTCTATAGCGCCGTTCTCCATCGGCAGTTGTTCGCTGGCGGCCTTGATGGCATCCTGCATGTCATAAAACTGTTTCGTGCGGTTGCCGTTATCATCCCGCAGCCCGTTTACCTGCTTTGCCACGCCCTTCATGGCATCTTCCATGCTGGCGTAGCTTTTCACCGCTGCCATGACCGGCGCGCCCATTGCCAGCCCCGCTGCCGTGGTGGTTGCCCCTGCTCCGGCAATGCGATCCCTCACCTCAAGACGCCGTGAATATTGCTCACGTGCTGCATTCATTTTCGCTTGCTGTTCGCCCAGGCGTTTCAGGGATTTCTGCTGACGCTCCAGAGCCTGTCGGGTTTCGTCGGCATTTTTACGCAGTTCCCGCTGGGCGCTACTCAGCTGTTTAGTATCAATACCGGATTCTTTCAGCGCTTGCCGCTGCCGTTGTACCGAACCCAACAGGCCGTTGTAGGTCTGCTGCAGTTCCTGCACACGGTTTTTTGCCTGGCTAAATAATTTAGCCTGGGCAGCAGTTGGGCGATTTGTTGCAGCAAACTGCGTGGCAAGTTTTGCGGCTTCTTCGCGTGCAGCACTCAGATTTGTTGCAGTGATTGCAAGCTGTGACCGGGTTTTACGGAATTCATCAATACGCCCGGCCTGTTTATTCAGCTCTTTTAAACTGTTCCGGGTGGTTTGAAGCACAGTAGCCAGCTCCTTCGAGCTGGCCTGCGCGGATCGGAATGGGCGGGTGAGCTTGTCAACCGCATTAAGAATCACCTGCAGGCGCAGGTTGTTGTCACTCATCGCTGGCCCCGCTTCTCTGAATCGCTTTATGCCGCCACTCCAGCACATCAGTCAGCGGCATAACGTCAGTGGTGGACGGCGACCAGTGAAAGATGGTGGCAATGTCTGCCACCAGATCATCAACCGTCAGGCTGTCGGTAAACCGGCAAGCACCGACTTCTTCAACAAAAAAGTCACCACCTCAACCGACAACGCGGTGAGATCGGCAGGGTCCAGCTCTGCCATTTCCTGTGCGGTCAGCGTCGGGGTGGAGATACGCGGGATCACAGTCATCATCGCGCCCACATCCATATCCATAATGGCCTGCAGACGGGTGCCACGCAGCGCGCCGGACTGCGGCTTGCGCAGCACAATTTCGGTAATTTCAGTTTTACCGCGCTTGATTGGGGTATCCAGTTGCACGGTCTTTTCAGTCAGCTTATCGCTCATGTTAGTTTCCTGTTAATGAAATACTGGCGCGGCTGCCCGCGCCGTTAAGATTAATCAGAGGCCGAGGGCATTACGGTGTTCTTCCATCAGGTCCACGCCGTCAACGATTTCAACCATGTTGACCAGATCGACCTCATAGAGCACCTCACCGTTAATGGTCAGCTTCGCGTAGCTGTTGGTGCTGCTGACTTTGGTGGTGCTGCTCTCGCCGGTTTTCCACTCGCCGGAATCCACTTCTTTATGACGCCCGCGCACAACCAGCTCAACGGCCTGCACTTCGCCGGTATCGTCACGCTGAATGGAGCCGGTGAAACGCAGCTGGATGCCGTCAACGGTTGCCTTGCCCATCTGCTTGAATAACAGCAGTTCGGTGCCGCCGATTGAAAATTCCGTGTCCAGTGCGCCGTCATCCAGCCCCATATCCACGTCCACCGCGCCCGGCATACCGCCGCCGCGATACTTCTCAAACTTGCGGGTGAATTTCGGCAGGGTCAGAGACTCAACGATCCCCTGCCAGTTGTTCCCGTCGTTGAACAGGTTCAGGTGTTTTAACTTGCGTGGTAAAGCCATGGTGTCCCCTTACGCGCTGACCTGGCTGGAGAAATCCAGCAGGTACTGATCGGTGATGCGCTGGCGCAGCATCAGGTTTTCAAGCGGCGGCACCGGCGTGTAGTCGTAGTCGATAGTGAGTTTCCCGGCTTTCAGGGAGTCTTTATCGTTCACCGACTCATCCAGCCAGCAGTCTGCGCCGATGATGTAGCCCTGCGTTTTCAAGCTGCGCAGCTTGGCGCGAATACCTTCGATAATGTCACGGGCCAGCGACGGGTTAAGCACGCCATCTACCGCCCACATGTGCGCTTCTGCGATGGTGTCAGCCAGCACCTGCGCTGTGCGGGTGTAGTTCTCAAAGGCAAACAGCGGATCGTCACTGAGGCAGCGGGAACCCCAGAAGCGGAAGCCGTCTTTGCGGATAAGCGTGGTGACGTCGTTCTGGTTCAGCAGTCCCGCATCGGTTGCCGGGTCCTGCAGATCCCAGAACACATCGGCGGAAATGCCGGTGACGCCGTTCACGCCCACGTTGGACAGGGTTTTGTGCCAGCCGGTCTGCTCGTCAATTTTGGCGCGCAGGCCGAGCGCACGGGCGGAGGCGTAAGCCGTCGCATCTGCATTCAGCACGGTGTCAAAGTTGATGAAGTCAGGCCAGATCAGCATCCCCTCGCGCTGGCTGAAATTGTCACGGTAGGCAATCGCTTCTTCCACCGTTTTGCAGCCGTAGGCGGACAGGTAGGCAAACCCGCGCAGACTCTGCGCCACGCTCAGCAGCTCAGTAGCAACCGCCTGCGTGTCGTGTCCCGGCACGCCGAGAATACGCGGCTTGACGCCGAGCTGCGACTGCGCCGAAAGCAGCGCTTTCATGCCTGTTTTTTTACCGTCAGCGGTCACGCCGCCGATAATGTTGGAGGTGGTTTCCGCTTCGGTTTCGCCCTGCGCCACGCGCACAACGACGGTCACGGGTTTAGCCTGGTCTGCAATCGCATCCAGCGAACGGGCCAGCGTGCCGGACTCTCCCGCTTTGCCGCTGGCGGTCAGCACATCGGTCAGCAGAACCGGCTTGTTGAGGGGAAACATAGACGCATCAGCATCATCGCCGGTGCAGACCATGCCCACGATGGCGGTGCTCACCGTGGTAATGGATCGGGTGCCCTCGTTGATTTCAACAACGCGCACCCCGTGGTGGTAATCCTGAGCCATAAGGCAGTCTCTCCGGTTTACAGGGGGTGTGCCTATGTTCTGGTTGATATGCGTGCGGCGCACGCGCCGGGCTGTGTGTGGGGAATGGCACAATGGAAGGGATAAAAAAATCCCCGCAGGTGCGGGGACAGGATTAATCTTCGGGAGGTTCAGGCCAGTTGATATCTGGGGCTTTACTGCAATCAATACGCATCAACATTACCCGGTATTTCTTCCATTCGGTAAGTGCGGCGGTTTCTTCTTCAGTCGCCATCCCCAAATCAACTGCATCCTGTAGGGGCGCAATAGCATCATTAGCCGTCTGCATCAGCCATGACTTTTTGCTTTCCGCCTGCGCAATGAGTTCTTCTGGCGAGTAATCCGGCTGGTCAACCATAGCGGGTCCATCAGGAGTGTGGTTAATGTATTTCCCCCGCTCCTGACCGAGGAACAGTGCGGCGTGTTCTTCCTCGCTGACGGGTATCAGGTCAGCGGGAATATCGTTTCCCTTTAGCTCATCTGCACTCAGCCAGAAAAAGCCCTTCGCCGAATAGCTGTAGTAATATTGTTCAGTCATTCTCAGTACCCCAGTGCAAACCATGAAATGCCGTATGCGGTATCAGCGCCAGAGTTCGCTTTGCTGGCAAGATAGAATTGCGTTTTGCTTACGGGATAACCATACGCGTTATCAATAGCACCGCCCTGCCCATCCTTATTTGTGGCAAAGACGGCAAAGCAGGTGTCATTGAATGCCCGTGGGAACGAGTAGGTTCCCCTGGCATTATCCACATTACCCCACTGCATAATCAGCCCCGTTGACTCATCACGACTCCAGCCTGAGAAACCTAATGTAGCCGTGTTTTTCTTATTAAAATTGCTGTTA